TTGTGCGTTAATTTATCACTCATTTTTATCTCTCCTGTTTTTTAGGTATAAAAAATCTCCAAAAGTCTAAATAGCTTTGGAGTTTTCGTATATTTATATGTTGGCACTTCATTAATTGTTTTGACAAAGGTGTAATAAATCCCATGACGTTTTAAGTATTCAACTTCAGGGATATACTGAGTAGAATACTCTTTATCAAATTTTTTCAATTTAATTCTCCTAAATAATAAACAATATTGCCTTATATTTCTATAAGAGAATAGACTATTTTTTAACCACGCTCTAAAAAGAACAGCAGCCACACCGTTTCCATTTAAGGGGTTTTCACCCACTCCATTTGCGATTGAGCCGTACTCCTATTGCGTTATTTGTATTAACGCCCTACTTGGGGATAGTCGTTTGACACATTCCTATTCGGAACTTTGCGACCAAGCTACCATTTTCACGATACTTAGGCTTTTGACCATATATCATCTCTATCGTTGTTTTACTTTCGTTACGTTCATACCAGCATATTTCATCCGTATTGTAGTGATAGAGCTTTAGGTTTTGCTGGTTTTAGATGTGTTCTATTATGCACATTTCTGTACATACAGGCAACTTTTTGCCTGGTCTACGTCTGACATATCTTGCCAAACTTCGCTGATACCTTGCATAATTTCATAAGTACTTTTGAAGTTTTCTGAGTCAGCCATAATATCGAAACCGCCTGTACCATCTATATTGGTAAGGGCTTTAATCTGTGCTTGCAGTTTAGATGTTGATTCTGCCATTCCATCTGTTGATTCACCCATCTGCTCAATTTCAGTGGATGCACCTCTTAATCTCATACTCAAAACCTTGAGGGTATTTCCAGCTTCTGAAGCATCTCCAGTAATCTCTGCTATGGTTGTTCCCATAGAAATAGCTTCATCGAGACTGTTTCCGGCAACTGATAAAGATGAAATAGAATTAGACAATATTTCTCCAATATCAGCAGCAGTTACACTGTACTTATTAGACACATTATTGAACTTGTCCACAATATCCATTGATTCTTCAACGGTCATATTGTAACTTTTCATTACAGTTGTAAGGTCTTGTACAGCTGTTGCGTTATCTACTTCACCAACAACTGAATATATACCGGACGCTTGACTAAGGATAGAGGATTCAGATAACGAATATCCTTTTTTTGCCCATTCTGCTGTTTGGTCAACAAGGTCTGACAAATCAATTTTTAGTTCTTTAGCCTGCTGTGTAGTGTTTTTCAAGAAGCTTGAATATGTACTATCCGTTTCGTCAGTAACCTTTTTGAGATTTGTCATTGCAGTGTCTAACTCAATAACATTAGTAACCATTTGCTTTATATCACGCCAAACAGTAGATATAACATTAGTAACACCCATCCAGTTACCAAATTTTTTCACACTATCCCAGCCTAAAAAAGTATTCCCTTTATTCCCGGTAATGGTTATCTGGTTGTCTAACATTTTCAGATTTTTTACAATTTGATTGTATGTATCTCTGTCCTTACAATTGTCAAGGTCATTTAGTAATCCGTCAAATGTAGAGCCAAATTGTTTTTGTGCTTTTTTATTGGTATCTCTCAGAAGAATAATTCTCTGCCTTAATATTTCCATGTCCTGAGACAATTTCTTTTCTGCTGTTGTATTGTTAAGGCTTGTTTTCAGTTGTTTAACGGAGTCGGTAACGCTATCAAATCTTTCCTCTAATGACTGTGCGCTATTTTTGACCTGTTCCAATCCATCAACAGACATATCTCCTTGCAATTGTATCTGCAATTCTTTACAATCAGCAAGCAGATTTTGAATTTCTTGTCTTAGGTTTTGAACCTGAGAATTAGAAGAATTTTTAGTAAAAGTAGTATTATTGTTGTACGATTCAAGCTTTGATATTACTTTTTCAATCTTTGAATTTAAGTCTTCCCATTCTTGCGTTTGCTGTTCAATGCTACTATCAGCAATCTTAGCAGAATTGATTTTGTTCTGTAATTGAATCTGTTCTTTGTAAACATTTATTTGCTTTTTTGCTTCATCTGTAAGTAATTGTTTTTTGGATAATTGATTCTCTTCATATTTTATACGCTTTTGAGCAAGTGTTATTTCACGTTCATAAACCTTACTTTCTTCTTCTCCAGCACCAACCAATTTCTTTTTATTTTGAATTATTATATTTGTGTTTTCTTTTATTTGATTGAGGTATTTTAATTGAACTTGATATGCAGAATTTTTGTCGGCTTTTGTGCTGTCACTTTCTGCTTGTTGCGCTAATTTTATATTATTTTGTACTTCTTTGAGAGCAATGTTTACTTCTTGATACTTTTTAGCCCATGTACTATCTGTACCATTTGTTTTTTCAAGTTCTTGCAGTTCAATTAATTTGGACTTTACATCACTTAAATCATTATCAAGATTATTCGGCTTTATAGAAAGGTTTTTTAAAGAAACAGACAATTCGTTTATAATGTTGTCCATTTCTTTGTAGTGATTTATTGCATTTGTAGATTTGTTAAATGAACTGTCGGTTGTAGAAAGATATTTGTTTATTTCACTTGCAGATGTTTTAAGACTTTCAAATGCATTTTTTACATCATTTATAGAACTTGTCCCATTTGTTAATCCATTCAGTATCTTTTCAAATTCTTCTATAGGTTTAGTTAATCCACTTTCTATGGCACTATTAGAATTTTTAAAATCTGCTAAAAGTCTTGTGTATCGAGCGTGAGTTTCTTTAATTTTGTCACTCAATTTTTGAACTCCACTATTATCAGAAGAGCCACCAATTAAATGAAATTTTTCTCCTGTTTCATCTAATTCAAAATTTAAGTTTCGTGCTTCAGCAGATGTATTTTTAATTCTTACTATAACAGAATCCAAACTATCAATTGCATTATTATCACTATAGTTGCCATGAATAGAAATTTCTCCTAATTCAGCAAAGTGATTTTGGAATTTCTCAATTGTTTTTTCTGCATCAATTAAACCTTCTGAATTAAAAACTGGTTCAATAGGTTTTTTGAATTTGTCTTGTAAATTTGTCAGACTTTTACTTGTGTTGACAATACTACGTTCTGTTTGGTTTGCTTGTGACTGAATTTCTTTAAATTCATTGCTAATATTATTTTCAGCAACATTGCTACCAACTTCAATACCAACTTTAATTGTAGGGGACTTAGCCTGATTTATAATATCATCAAGCTGAGATTTAATTAAATCTTTGGATTTTGTATCAAGCTCAGCAAGAATTTTTACCCTTGCATTTTTGTCAGATTGGAGTTGACTTTCCAATTTTGGCAATTCACTTGCAATTTGCTGTTTACTTTTGTTTGTATCTTTAAGACTGAGTATAGCTTGTATAAGAATTTGCAAGTTATCCATTTATACGACCTCCAGTCCTTGCTTTTTTAAACCACTTTTCATTGCTTTGGTATGATAATGATTTTCTTTTAAATCATCATGTGTATTTTTCATAAAAGGACGTGGGCTACTTCCTTTCCATGTATCATATCCTTCACCAGTTTCAATTACGTTTGTTATTGGTAAATTTGAATTCTTACTTTTTACAGACTGTCCATCACGAATATAATATGGGTTTCCTAACGTAATATTTTGAACTGACAGTCCACCATATCCATCAATTATAGATATTATGTTATTTGGGTCTAATAAACCATTTTTGTTATATCGTCTTTCATATCCTATTGGTTCATATGCTTCATAAACGTCTTGAACGATATGGTCGGTCATAACATCTCTAACAATATCCGCTACATCTACACCTAAAGCTATATTTATACGTTTTGACAGTTCTTTTTCTAATTCTTCTAAACTATTAACAATCATGCTCAACACCACAAATCAATTCCATAATATATGACAAATCATTATCTGCCTGTTCTTGACTGCCGTTGTGGATAACCTGAATACAAATATTATCATCCTTTTTTATATCTGCACTGAGCATACCAAGAATTGATTTGGCATTAATGGTCTTGTCCATAGTAGCTATATAAGGAGTTGATTTCATATCTACAATATTTTGTGCAAGGTTTCTTACAAACCTTGACTCAAAATCACAAGGGGAAATTATCGTTTTTTCCGAAATATACATTATTTTGCCTCCTTACTTGTTGTAGATGACTTATTAATATTGCTATTCTTTCTTCTTGTCTGTCGGTTTGGCTTAGCAAGCAACCCTTTGTCAAGCATTACATCTACCAGATTTTCTTCAAAATTGCCGTCCTTAGTCTTTTTAATTGCTTTTGTCATTGATTCAATTGTTTCTTTATCAAATATAGAAGTATCAATTTTTTCTACTTTCTCTACAATCACATCAAACAATTTGGAAAGTGCAATGTCTGACATAGACATACCTCCAGAAGTAATCAAAGATTTACGATATCCAATAGCATTATAAATAGCATCCAGTAAATATGAGTATGTATCTGTGTCATAAATATCACTCAAAATACTTTCTGCTTCATCGTTACAAACTCTTTCCCAAAGAGCGTTATTGTCTTTACAATCACTTAAATTAAATTCTGGAGCAAATGCACACAGTAATGCCGTCCTAATTGATAATTCATAATTGGCAGGGGAGTACATATCATTTATAAAACAGTCATTTACAACCTTGTCAACAATTGCTGAATATTCATCAAATGAAATCTTAGTTTTAATATTTATCATAAATTAATCCTCAACTTTCTTAATCTTATTACATATTCCATTTTGTATTTCTTCTTGAATACGTCCTTCTTTTGCTTTTTGTAAAATACTACAGTTTCGTTTATATCTATAACATCCGAAGCAGTTGCTTTCAAAATCATTCAACTGTGATATATTGTCAAAAATACCTATGTAGTCAACAGGATGTATTCTCAGTTCAATTCGTGGATTTTTACTATCATAATAAATCCGTTGAACTCTCTCACAAGTAACATTATCATCCAGCCATATAAGCTGAGTATCTGTTATTGCATCAAGCATACATTTGAAGTAATTGTTACAATCTCTATCTATTCTATCGAAGTAAAAAACAGCATCAATATAAAAATGTTGTTCTTTGTTAGGAGTTAAATTCCAATTTTGCTTTTTAATTTCTTCACATACATATTTGGAAAAATTTTTCTGATACTTAGTGGCTTCTGTGGTTTTATAACTCATTGCCATAGGTTTGCCATTTTTCAATATACCTCTATAACCGAGGTAGTGATTTACCGATGGAGGAATAGAGGATATTAATAATAATTCTTTAATTTACGTCACCTTCTAATTAAAAATAAGGCGGTATTATATCACGTAAGATGTCTTGAATACCGCCTATCTATAATTTTTACATATATTTTTTGCACGCTCTGAGATTATATATTTGTCTTGCTCTGGACAGAACCTCTGAGCTATACACAATTCTTTAGTTAATTTACAATATATATGGGAATATCCATTTATATCTTTATATTTATCTCCAGAGCGTTTCATTTGGTTTGAACAAAAAGTAATATTGTACATTTTGCATTACCTCAAATATGATAAGAAAAGTTTTTGCTTCCTATATCAGAGGTATAATAAACTTTGATTGTTTTCCCAACATAATCAGTAGCGTTGTCTAATTTTACAGTAATTCCATTACCTTTAAAGTCAACGATAGCCGTGTCATGTCCTATTACTCCTATAACAGAACAAACAATACTTTTTGTTTTGTGTCCCTGTTTTTTAAGACCGGAAGACTTAGCACTGTTATCTTCTATAATATTTGATTCTTCTGAATGTTCTGTTGAGTTTAACAAAACATCGCAAGAATCCTTTATTTCTTTATTTTGTTCTATATACATAAATACTCTCTTTCTAAAAAAATAAGGGCAGGATTATCCTGCCCTTAACAATATTATTATCCCTCATTAGCTTCTACTTCAACATCAACTTTAGTAATAAGGTTATTATATGTAACCGTTACTGTACCTGTACCGGCAGAAACAGGACTAATTTCACCTGTGTTTGCATTAACAGTAAAATATGATGTATCTTCTGTTGCGAATGTAGCACCAGAAATCTGAGATTTAGTATAAAGCGCACCTCTTGCACCATACACTGAAAGCATCTCACTTTCTCCGCCAACGGTAAGCTCAACTACAGAAGGAGCAGCAACAATCATACTAAAGGCATTTGTGTCATCTCCTGTAACATTTTCCTGATAGTAACCATATGTCTGACCTTCACCACAAACCTGTGAAGAAGAAGCGATAGGTTGTCCTGAGATTTCATATTTTGAATCTGAGCCATACTGCTGATTCCAGTTACCAGAAAGAGCAAAAGCAGGGAATACATATTGAGATGTACCAACCTTGCCCTTAGTTCCTTCAAAAATAGGAGATGTCAGAATAAGCTCTCCAACAAGAGGGTCTGTGTCAACAGAGAGGTTAATTCTTTTTCCGTTTGCGTTGAACATTCCAATTACAGAGACACAATCCTCTCCTTTAATGCCGTAAGATGTAAGATTAACTGTTGTGTTTTCTACAATAATTGTTACCCATGAGCTATTAATCTGGACATAAATCTTATTGTTGGACGGAATAGAAGGAAGTGTGATAATTCCATCTTCTGACGGAAGCTGAAGGTCTGTTACTTCAAACGCAAAGTTTCCTACCTTGATTTCCTCACCTATATTTGCAGCAAGGAATTCAGGCTGCCATTCCGGGGTCGAGAATGACACGTCAATTGTCTTCTCAGAAGTAATAACACCAATAACGGCATTATTCTGACCGGCACGAATCTTGTCTTGTGTTGTCTGAATATTGACCTGTGTAGCTGTGTTAGCCTTTGCTACAAAAGCAATCATATCATTATACTTAAATGTTGCATCTGCAACTTTAGGCATAAATCTCTTTCCGGCAATTGCAGCTGTATTGTTTGTAATATCTGTTGTAGCCATATAAATAGTCCTTTCTTATTTTACTTCTTTGAAATATTTATCATATATGCTATTTTTCTTATTAACTGCCATCCAATGGTCGATTTTTCCTTTGAAACTGACAAAACCACTCATAGAAGCAGTCATTTGTATATTGTAATTTTCACGATATACTATTTTTTCGACAATCCTATTAAAACGCCTTATCGGAACTTGTTTAAAATCTTCAATGTTGTAAGAGCCTGATTCCAACATAAAAGCTTCCATATAATCTTCTACTGTAGGAGAATTAGATTTCTCTGCACTTTCCTGTTCTAATATCCAATTTCTGACATCTTCGTGAATAAACGTATCGTCATAATCAACGCCGTTTTGATGTAAAATAATTTCTCTAATAAAATCAAAATCTTTAGCTTTAACATTTATTACATTCTCTTTTATTTCATTTTCTTCTACAATTTGTTTTCTTATTTGTAGAATGTTTTTCCCATTATGTGGAATAAATGCAAATGTTTGATTTTCTCCGAGAACCAACTTTAACAAAAATTGAAATTGAATGTATAAATGAAATAAAAGTATGTTTTGGGAGCAATAATTAACATCGTTTTGATGGTTAATAATGTCTGTAATGAAGTATAATCGTGGAAGAGTACTGATTGTAGAATTATATCGTAAGGGGTCATATAAAAGAGATTGTACGCTGCTATAGAAAATCTGAATATCTGCACATTTTACAGGATATAAAGTAATACCCTTATATTCTATAGGTTCAGACCACAATAAGTTTGATTCGTAAATTTTTTCTATGTTTTTTTCAGCCATTCTGTATCAACTTTCCTATATTAACATCTTTCAATCTGAATTCTAAACTTCTGGCATATCGTGTACTACTCATTGCATATTCAGGAGACCCTATATTTTCTATATCTCCAATCCAAGTTCCTTTCAGAGAAGATATGCATTTGATTATTTCATCAGCAATCCAATCAGCCCTTGTATAACAAACACATCCGTTTTCAAGTAAGTCATTGCGAAAATACCCGACAGAAGTTCTCATATCGTCTTTGTCTACCGAACATATAATAGTTACTGTTGCTTGTAACAAATAAGGATTACGAGAGTTTTCAGACGTTTTTACTCCAACAAAAACAAGTGGTTCTGTAGTGGTAATAGTGTCAGGATGCTGTAACCAAGGAATAACACAATTATATATAAGAGTAAATGGATCGTCAGAATCATAATCTTTACAATTCTCGCCAACGCCTTTAAAATCTAATGCTTTTCTAACACTCTCAGAGTTCACAATTGAAGAGCAAACCTGAGATTTTATAACTCCAACAACATTATAATTCATATCCATATTCTCCATGTTATACACCTCCTGCTACAGTTAATATACATTCACCAGATGAACCGTTGCTTAGTTTTGCAACAATGGAGATTGTCTTACCAATGCAATCTGGGGTTTGAGGACACTTGACTTTAACTGAATTTTCATCTGAGATAATAGTTGCGCCTATATCATTGCTTATAGACCACTCTACCGTGTCAGTAGTGTCTACTTTAAGAATTTTAGTGCCTCCTACACGAATAGTAGGGGAGTTACCTGAGTAAAGAATTGTAATTGTTGAAGTTTGAAAATAATCACATAACCAATTTTCAATAGAGTCTGTTTTGGGATTATATTGGTCTTCCATAACAGTAATTTTCAATAATCCTTTATCGTAATTCATAGCAGTAGTATCGTTTTGAGTTACCTTAAACACCGTAGGATTAGAAGTGTTTTTACCCCAGAAAACACGCTTGCCGTGATTTAAAGGAATAGTATTTTTATCGGCGGTAATTGTAATTAAATGTTGTGAACTTCCTAAAGTTATAGTTTTGTCTCCAGATTCTCCACTATTATACTGTGTTGAATTAATTTCAAAAACAGGATAGTCATATATCTTACCATTGTCATCTTGCCATCTCAGCCAGTAATTACAACGAGTAAGTTTGCCTGCACATAATATATCGTCTCTATTGTAAGATTCAGTACATATCCAATATATATTTTCTTTTTTATCAAATAAAATATCTCCGATTAATAGTTTTTCATCAATCAAAATATTATATTCAATTGTAAACCCATTAGCAGACGAATATTTTTCATTAAATAATTTAATAGGTTTGTGGATGAAAGAATCAGTGTCAATACCGAATTCCCATAAATAAAAATTATCCCTATATGATGGGTCTTTTTTTAATTGATGTTTCATCAATAAACAACCATCATTAATTTTAGATTGTCTAATAGAATTTCCTTTGACATTAATCATAGTTTTCATATGTGAAAAACTCATATAGAATCACCTCTAAATTTGTGGTGACAACGATTAATATAATGTCTGTTTTTTCTCTTCTTACTTACATCATAACTGCCCTTATCTCTATATATTTGTTTAAATTCAGACTCTCCACGCAAAGAATAATTTATCATCCATTGCTTATTTTCTTTCTTATACATATCCCTAACTTCAATTACTTTAGATAATACATCCTTATTGTCATACTTGTGAAAGTCACTTGTACTCATATGTGCTTGTAGCATTAATGAGGTTCTTATATAAGTGGAATCAAGATAAACAATTACCATGTAATTAGAAAGAATTTCAAAGTTAATATCAGTTAAATCAATGTTAAACTGTTGCTCTATTTCATTTCTGTCAGACAAATCTTGGTTACAATCCTCAAAAGCAACAATGGCAGGACGAATATAGTCGTGAAGAATATCGTCAACATCTTCTTCAAGCATATTGATAAAGTCATAATCCTTGATTTTAGAATAAACAGAGTTATATAATTCCTTATATTTCGTAGCCATAGCTGCCACTCCTTTTATTGTAATTGACGAGAAGACTCCCACTTCTAATCGTTAGTGTATGTAGGAGTATGTCAATTGATTTCAGATAGGTCAAACTGGAGTTTTTGTTCTAAAAGTCGGATGATGTTTATATCAGTAAGAGTGCCATTCTTGTACATGGTTCTTGCCTTAGAAATAAGAATATCTCTCATATTTACCGCAATAGCATTATCAATAGTTTTTGAGATAGTCGCTATGTCTAATTTGAAAAGCTGTTTTAAATTGTTAATCTTAGCTACTTCTTCATACACAGAAGTAAGTCTAAACTGTTTAATAGCTTTTTCATCAAGGAGAATAACCATAGGTTTACGCAAAAACTCTACGTTATAGTTGTTCATTTCTGTAATTGCAGCAATAGTCATAGGCTGTACAGCACCAATTTCATTCCAAATATATGTAGCATTATTGGAACGAGATTTGTAAATAAGAGAACCAAAAGTAATTGACCTAACTGGAATAACTGTATCAATAGGAAGGTCTACAATTGTTTCGTTTTCATAATCACTTGATTCTTCTAAATCATCAATAGCAGACACGATAGAAGAAAGTGTACTTTCAGGCTTTATTTCTACTTGACTTTCAATAGAAGTAAGCTCCTTTGTATCATTTACAAAATCAGTATCATTACCGATTATATCATCAGTGTTAATTTCAGTTTTGATTTTTTCAATCAATTTTTCTTTGCCAATATTTCCAACTTTTATATCATTTTTTTTTGCAAACTCTTTAAGTTCATCAAGAGTCATTTCTTCAAAATTCATAAAAAAAATCCTTTCAATATTTAATAGAAAGTGACGGTAAAGAAATTTTACCGTCACTTTCTGTATTATTTAATTAGACAGTAGTGTACTTACCAAATACATTACTAAATACACATCCTACTCCGACCTTAGTCTGAATCTGTGTATCAATGGTCTGATCGTGAGTATCTTGATATCCAAGTTCTCTTGCCCTTGTATCTCCTTCATAGAACACCTTAATAAATTTTTCATTGTCTGGAAGAACGAATATAGACTTGTTATCAACCTTGAAATCATATGTACCACGTACAAATGTCTGAGGAATCTCAATAGCAGAAACCCCAAGTCCTGTAAGATTAAGAATAGCACCCTTAGTTGCCATTTCTTCTTTCTGAGCAGCAGAAATCCAATTAGAATCCATACCCTCTGCAATTGCAGAAAGAGCAGTTTTAGTACCAGCAAGAACTACATTTTTCTGTGAAGCATACTGCACCTTCTGAATAAGTTCAGACATCTTAATTCTATCATAAGAACCGGTTACCTGGAATGCAGCAGGAAGATATGTACCAGCACCATTAAATGCTGTAAATATTCTATCATCAATAGAATTCTGCATACCTTTCTGCATCTTGCCTACCATTTCGGTAAGTGAAATAATACCCTTCAGGAATCTATCAATATCATCAAAAAGATGAATGTAAATCCACTCTGTATCAAGAGAAAAACTTCGCTTGCCGTGCAGCTTCTTACGGTCTGTGTCCCAATGATTGCCAGAGAATGAAGACGCAACAAGAACAGAATTATCTTCTACAACAAATTCATTCTTTTCACCAATAGCTCCATTCTTGGTTTCAACGAACTGATTATAAAACGAAGAATTTTCCCAAGCAAGGGGCAGATTTATATTAAGAACATCCTCCATAATTGTAAATATTTCGTTCTTGTGATTTCTCCAACCTCTCCATGTAAGCTTGTCCTCACCGAGAATACTAAAGAATGCTTCACGAATTGCCTCGTCTGTATATTTAGCTGTTTCAGCATTTGAGAACATAGCTACACGATTTGAGCAAGCATCATTTATAAGATTGCAAATATTCTGTAAATTCTTATCCATTACAAATCTCTCCCTTCACATTATGATTCTACGGTTGCATTCTTAACAACCTCAATAATTACTCTGTTTCCTGTTGTGCCAACATTACCGGCTGTACCTACACAATAAGAAAAGCCGTAATTTTCAATTTCAACTATCTTACCTACAAAACCAGTAGAAGAAAGCGTAGGGGCAGAATTTCCTACGTCATTAATTTTTACAGTAGTACCATCTACAGTCACATAGTCTCCTATAGAAATGTTAGATGTCGCAGTAATACCATAGTCTTCAACCCCAAATTTATCATGATTGTGCGACACAAGACCATATGCTCTGAAAGGCTTTCCTGCCTTGTTGATAAAATTCTCTTCATTCTGATTGATAGTTCTGCAATCATCGTAATCCCACGCAGGATTTGCTACAAGAAAGACTTCATCTCCAATAGAAGGAATCTTTGCCTTGTAAATATTTCTCTCACCGTCTACAAGTTCTCCTTTTGCGATAAGAGATCCATTTTCAATATCTTCGTCATAAATAAAATCAAAGCATCGACCGGAAACCTTAGTAGTTTCAACTACATTATAATTATTCATATTAATTCATTCCTTTCTTAATCGTTTAAAAATTTGTCAAACAAATTTCCATATCTTGATTCGTGAGAATATTTTTCAGTATTTATTTTTTCTGATATGTTAGAAACTGTAGGATTATAGCTAAAGCTCTGTTTGTTAGTGTCCATCATAGCTTCTCCAGCCATAAGGATAAGTTCATTTTCAATATCAGCTACACTCTTAGAATAATCTACTTTTGCTCTGTAACAAAGAAACTTTGGAAGTCTGCCAATTTTCTTTGCATATTTGTCAATTACAGCGTCAATTTGTAAATGCTTTTCTTTTTCAATACGTTCATCATCCGCTTTCTTATATTTCTCAAACTCAACGGACATAGCATCATAATCAGACTTTAGCTGAGTATAAGTTGCTGTGATTTCGTCAATCTTCGCTGTATACATATCAGAAAAGCTTTTAGATACTTCTGATTCTCGTGTCTTCTGTGCAACAACAATTTCGTTAGAATAATCAAAACAATTGTCCTTATTAAAATCCTTATAGGTCATAGAACATTCTGTCTTACTATCCATATCAATTACTATTTCGCCGTCAGATTCAGTGCAATCAAAAGAATATACTTTGTTGTTTTCTCTATCCACTACGCCAATAGAAGTTTCAGTTGAATCAATAAGAGAATACTTAGGCACAGTTTCACCAACAGTATTCTCATATGTATAAGCTGAAAGCTTATCTAC